GCTGCTGATAGAGCACGAAATGCGAAGGAAACGGCAGATATTCAAATAATTAAAAATGCAACGCAGCTCTATATGATCGTTAAGATTGTATATTTAAAGAAGTGCTTATTTACTGCATCTTTTGTGGTGTAAGTGTGCGGTTCGTCAAAAATCGTCAAAAATTTTATTTAAAAATATTAGCAACCGCATTTGATGCTGCTGCTTTCATTTCATCGTTATAATGCACGTAGGTTTTCATAACCATTTGTGGTGTATCACCTAGTAGTGATGATACAGTTTTCACATCTAGTCCATTTGCTAATAGTTTTGTAGCATAAGTGTGTCTGAGATTGTGTGCAGATAAGTTATCTCCAAAGCGTTTAAGGTATGTATTAATTTGCCATTTAACTCCATTCTTTTTGTATGGGTTTAGCACAAGGTCATGTTCAAACTCTAACTCATGTGATTTATACTCTATAAGTATATTCTTCAATATAGGCGGAATTGGCAAAATTCGCACTGAATTGGCGGTTTTAGTTTTCTCAAAGGTAATTACACCTTTACGGAAAGAAAGTTGCTTATTGATGTGAATTTGACGATTTTCTAGGGATATATCATTCCAAGTTAGTCCATATACTTCACTAAATCTCATCCCTGTATATCTAGCTATCTGTAAAAAGTAATAGGCTTGTGGATATTTCTCACGCATAAACTTTGCGAATTGGTTCAATTCCTCATCGGAAATAGTGTGGATCATATTCTTTCGTTCCACACGTGGCAACCTAACACCAGTACATGGGTTATCACCAATTATCTTGTATGGGTTGATAGCTATATAGAATATCCTTTCCACTACCTTATAATACGAATTAATAGTAGTTGGTGATGTAACCATTTTATTTACTACATTCTGAATGTGTAGCGGTTTAATATCAGACAGTTTCATATCGTGAATTGACTTATAAGCACATATAGCGTGATTGTACATAACCAAAGTACTATGCGTAATGTGTGCCTTTTTTATTTCTAAAAACATATCCGCAAATTCCTTGAAAGTTAATTCTTTTAATTCTGTATCTTTGGTAAGTAGTGCAGTTTTATCCAACTCTTTAACTATAACGTGTCCGTATTCCTTAGCCTCACGTTTAGTTTTAAAGCCTTGCTTAGACTTTTGTTTCCATTTGTAGCCGTCTTTGTACGCTACAATGATTTGAAAGCCTTTATCCTTTTTTCTGATAGTGAAATTGTATTGCATAATTCACCTCATAATATATGTGTGTAGAAGTTAATACCCTCAAACTCAATTTCCCTAGCGTGTGCCATGCGTTCGATTAAATCAATATGAGCATGACTATACATATCATCATTTAATATATGACCTATCTCATGTAGTATACCTTTGCGTTGTACATCAATAGGCTTATCACTATTAACGAGAATGGTGTAAGTACCATCATCGTTTAGTTTTAATACCGCAGTTTGTGTAGGTTTTAACTTAGTGTAAATCAAAACTATGTTCATAATACTTAACCCCCTTATGGGGATATTGTACATAAAAGAATGTGTATAAAATTCCTCATTATTTACTTGTTATTAAACTGAACAACCAAACTAAAACAGAAGTAAGCCATATAGACATTGAAGAAACAATACCTATACTTAATATAAAGTTGGGTTTGTAATTAACAAATAATACATTTAGTAGAATTGAAATGATTAACCACGGAACAAAAACTCCATAAGGTTTGTTTTGTTTTGAATATAATAATACAAATAATATAGTGGCTATGATACCTACAATTCCAGCAATAGTAGGATAGCCAAAGAAATAAGCCACTATAGATATAACAGATAATAGCAATTCCATATTATTTACCCTCACGTTTCTTTAACATTTCAATCGTATTAATTACAAATTCAATATCATCTTTGGACATATTCTTACTAGCATCGAATAATAGTCTAAGATTAGGGTTATCTTTTACTGCTTGTGCATATTCTGAAACTTCACGATCTTCATAATATTTCAAACCCATTAATTCTTCAGGAGTAGTATTTAATGCCTTAGCGAAAGCAAATATTTTAGATTGAGATAAATCTACTTTACCGCTTTCAATCTTTGCAATACTGGTTCTATCTTTATATCCAACTTTTTTGGCTAATTCATCTTGCGACATTTTCAGGTTTTCTCTTAATGTTTTTATATTGTCATATAGTGTCATGTCAAATCACCTCTTAACGCTATTATCTATTATGATTTTAAATGTAATGTGAAATAAAATCAACTTTTATAATAAAAAGTGTTGACATACATTCACCACGATGTTATATTATGAGTGTGAAAGAAATTCACACAATAAAAAATGAAAAGGGGGTGTAGAATGAACATCTTAAAACAAATGATTGATGACAAGGGATATAAGTTATCTCATGTAGCAAGTGAGTTAAACCTTACTAGAGAGGGTTTATATAAGAAGTTGCGAGGTGATACAGAATTTAAAGCATCTGAAATTGCAAAGCTAGTTGAATTGTTAAAGTTATCTAGCAAAGAAACTAAAGAAATTTTTTTTAAATAAGATGGTGAATTAAATTCACATAAGGGGATGAGATATGGAGAGCCTTGTATATACAGTAGAGCAAGTAGCCGAACTGTTACAAATCTCAACAACATCTGTATACAACCTAAGAAATGATGGAAAGCTAACACAATTACCAAATATAAGTGGTGTGAAATTTAGCAAAAGAGAGGTTGAAGCATTAGCTGGTGTTGAAGATGAATATAACGCAATCGGTTATAGAAAACTACAAAGCGAGGTGGAAAGCCTAAGACAAGAAAATCGTAAGTTAAAGAGTGAAATAAAAAAAATCACCAGCCAAATGCTAGTGATTGTAGGAGAAGATTTAGATGATTAAGTTGTGTTATTGGCTTAGAGCAGTTGCAGCGTTAATAGCCGTTGGTGCTATGGGAAGTTTACAACTAGATACTATTAATTGGTGGACATGGTTCTGTCAAACAATGCTTGGAGTTGTAACTTGGGTATTAGTTGGTTATTGGATAGATGATATTAAATACTATTCAAATAAAAAAGTCCGCTAGTGAAAAGTGTAGAAGAAGTTTAGCGGACTTGGTAGAGAGTATGTAAAATATCTCTACTTATATTTTATCACAGATATAGGGAGAAACAAATGCCAAGTTTATATGAACTAAATAAAGATTATAAAGAGTTACAAGCGATGTTAGAGGTGGCTGAAACCGAAGAGGATATGCAAGCCATCCAAGATACTTTGGATATGTTAGATTGCAGTATCGATGAAAAAATCGAAAATACTGCAATGTTTATCCGTAACATCAAAGGTGATATTCAAGCGTTTAAGGATGAGTCAAAACGGCTAAGTGCTAAAGCTAAGACCTTAGAAAACATGACTGAACGATTGAAAAATAACATTGATCACGTAATGAAAGAAAACCAACTAACAGAAAAGAAAGTTGGACAATTCAAATGCTACTACAAAGAAAGCGAAACAGTAGAGATTGATAACTTGGATGCACTACCTGATGAGTTTAGAAAAGTAACAATCGCAGCTGATAAGGTGGCAATCAAAAAAGCTATCAAGAACGAACAAGAAGTAGCTGGTGCAAGAATTGAAAAACACATGAACTTACAGATTGGATAGGTGCGAATAATGAAAAGATACGAGAGATTAATAAGCATTAGAAAAGTATATGGCATAAATCAAGATGTGATGGCTGACATTATAAAAAAGAGTAGGGTTTCATACTGCCACAAAGAAATAGGTAAAAAGCCGTTTACTATAGATGAATGCTTTTTGATAACTGATGCGTTATCAAATTATGCAAAAAAACCTTTGACAGTTGATGAAATCTTTAAACGATATTGAGTAGGTGAAACATGGAGAACATAGAAAAAATAACTGATAGCCAAGTAGTTTTAAATCAAAGGGTTGGCGATATTCAACATAAGTTGAAAGCACCTAAAGGGCAATATAACTCATTTGGTAAATACAACTACCGCAGTTGTGAGGATATTTTAGAAGGTGTTAAACCATTGTTGAAAGAACATAACTTAGCACTTCTCATTGATGATGAAATTGTACAAATTGGTGAGCGATACTATGTAAAAGCTACCGCAAAAATTACTGATGGCAGAGAGTGTGTAAGTGCGACTGCATACGCAAGAGAGCCTGATACAAAAAAAGGTATGGATGAAAGCCAAATTACAGGTGCTACATCATCTTATGCTAGAAAGTACGCACTCAATGCGTTGTTGTGTATCGATGATACAAAAGATGCTGACACAATGGACAATAGCAAAAAGCCAGTACAACAAACACAAGAAACTGTGTATAACTGGCAAACTCTAAAAGCTAGAGCCACACAAGGTGGTATTAGCGAAGAAGATTTAGTCCATTATGTAACGGAAACATTAAAGGTTAAGAAACCATCTGAACTAACACAAGAACACTACCAACAAGCGTTTAATTGGGTGAATGCTCAAAGGTATGCTAAGCGATGAAATGGACAACAACTAACGTAGGACTGTTAAGAGGTCCACTAGGTGTAATGGTAGTAATACCAGCACCACATGACAATGATCTATCAAAGATTAATACTGACAAAGAGTACACAGTAGAAATCAAACGTAAAACTAAATCAAGAAGTCTAAATGCCAATTCTTACTGCTGGCTTATAGCACAGAAGCTTGCAGTTGAATTAAGCAAGCATAGTTACACAACAAAAGAAGATGTGTACAAAAAAGCTATCAAGGACTGTGGACATTTCACATATGTTCCAGTCCGAGAAGATGCAGTTGAACGCTATATACAAATATGGCAATCACACGGCATCGGATGGTTAGCCGAAGATGCTGGTGAATGTAAAAGCATCAAAGGTTATCACAATATTATGTGCTACCACGGCAGCAGCGTTTACACAACAAAAGAGATGGCAAGACTAATTGATTGTCTAACAGATGAATGTGCGCAACTAGGTATCAAGTTAGAACCTAGTGAGTACATCCAATCTCTTATAGAGGGGTGGGAGAGTGAACAATCGAAAGAAAAGGGATAACAAATTATATTCAGTAACACGCAAACAAGCCTATGAACGTGATAACGGACAATGCGTTATATGTGGCTACAGGGCTGAACAATGCCACCACATAGTGTTCCGTTCACAAGGTGGTTTAAGTGATTTGAGAAATCTAGCTTGCTTGTGTATGCAATGCCACAATCAAGCACATGGAGTGTTCGCTAAAGAGATACGCAAACACTTATTAGAAGAGGTAGGAAAGAGGACAGATGATTATGAACGAATTAGTAATGATTAGTGCATATGTTGAAAATCGTATTGAGTTTTACAAAGCAGACCAAGGCGAACAAACATTCAATAATAGAATAATTGAAGAACTAAGTGCAATCTGTGCGATGGTTAATAGTGTATTGATTGTAGAAAACGAGAGAGAAGAAATCGCAAAAGTGCTAACTAGAATTGCTACGCTAGGTAAACCCTTAACAGAAGAAGAGTTTATCGAAAGTCTAAACAAGGACTAGCCTATGAGCGATAACAAAAAATATTACTATCTTAGATTAAAAGATAATTTCTTTGATAGTGATGAGTTGAAGATATTGGAAAGTATGAAAGATGGATACTTGTATAGCAATATTCTTTTAAAACTCTACCTACGAAGTCTAAAGAATGATGGAAAGTTGGTGGTTAATGATCGCATTCCTTACAACGCAGAAATGCTGGCAAGTGTAACTGGACACCAAATAGGAACAGTTAAACAAGCATTATCAATCTTCAAGGACTTAGGACTAATCGATGTACTAGAAAATGGTGCTATCTATATGTTGGATATTCAAAACTTCATTGGTAAAGGCAGTAGTGAGGCTGATAGAAAGAGGGAGTATAGACAACGAATAGAAACAGATAGGACAAATGTCCAGACAAATCTCCGACAAATCTCCGAGAAATCTCCACCAGAGATAGAGATAGAGTTAGAGAAAGAGATAAAGATAGAGAAAGAGATAGATAGTAGTGCAAGCACTACAACAAAACGCAAGCGTTTTGAAAAACCTACTCTATCTGAAATCGAACAGTACTGCATTGAAAGAAACAATAATGTAAATGCTGAACAATTCTTTGACTACTACGAAAGTAACGGATGGAAAGTAGGAAAGAACTCCATGAAAGATTGGAAAGCAGCGGTTAGGACTTGGGAACGTAGCGGATACAGAAAACCTAATTCTAAAAAGAATAGCAAGGAAGATGCAATCAACGTAGTTAATAACTTGATGAATAAGTTAGGGGGTGTAGATACTGAACAACCAACAACAGACTTTGAAAGCACTATCGATGTTACAGATAGCGTGGTCTACTGATATGTCAGAGCAACGAATGATGTTGTATGTAACAAAACTATCTAACGTAAACCCAGTAACCCTTGAACAATCGATAAGCAATCTGATTGATAGATGTAAATTCTTACCAACGATTGCAGAAATTAGAGAGGAATGTTCCGCATTAAGTGCCTTTGTAAATGCACATGAGGAACTTCCTACTGCACAAGATGCATGGGAAAGGGTGTATCAAGTAGCACGATCATATGGCTACGAAAAGGGTTTAGACAAATTAGAGGGTTTAACAAAGCAATGTGCCAAAGCAATTTGGAAATCGTTTGACCCTCAAAACGGCGATAACTTCAATGAAACATCATGTAGGGCGCAGTTTGTAAAAAACTATGAAGTGCAAGAAACAAGAGAGCGTGAACGATTAAGATTGTCTAATTCGATTAAAGACAATCACTTGCTACTTAAAGCAAGAGAGAAAGCAGAACGTGAACGTGCATTGATTTGTGCTGGTCAAAAGCAAATAGAAATGACCTCTACAGGTAACTTAGTAGAGGTAGCAAAAGAACAAGTAGATGTAGCGAAAGTAATTGAACAAAGCAATTTATCAGATAGTGGTAAGGCACTTTTAAAACAGGCAATAGGGGGTTAAACGTGAGGGAAAGAGTAAAAGAGTTTGATGTAAGTGTAAATGTTAGCTTTAATGTTAGTTTTCAAGTGCTGGCAAATAACGAGGCACAAGCAAGAACCAAGATTGAAAACTTGCTTGAAATCATGCGTAATGAGGCAACAGTCGATTGCCACATTCACTCTAGCTACGATGTGTTTATTGATGATGTAGAGGCTGAACTAAACCAGCTTAGTTATTGGTAAGGGGGATAAATGCTAAGTAAGAAAAGAAAGATGGTAATCACTATTGAGATACCTCTAAATGTGGAAACACAAGAAGAGGCAACTCAACAGATGCAAATGATTATGAAAGCGGATGCAAGAACCTTTGAAAGCCTAGAGGAAATCATCAAAGTGTACAAAGGTAAGATGTGTATTGAACAAAAGATATAAAGGAGAATTGAATGAATACAGTACAAATTTTAGGTAATCTTACACGTGATCCAGAAGTGCGTTACACACAATCTGGGAAAGCAGTAGCGACTTTCAATGTGGCAGCAAGCAATACTTTCACATCAAGCGATGGTGAAACAAAAGAGCAAACCGCTTTCATTAATTGCGTAGCATGGGGTAAAACAGGTGAAGCGGTAGGAAACTTACGAAAAGGTAACAGATGTTTCGTAGAGGGTAGACTTCAAACACGTTCCTATGAAACGGCTGACGGTCAAAAACGATATGTAACCGAGGTGGTAGCAAACTTTGTAGGAACATCATTAACGAATGATGAAACTACATCCAGTAACTTTGATAGTTTTGAAAACAATAATACGGATGAAAATGTTCCGTTTTAGGTGATTAAATGGCTTATAAACATAAAGATTGTGTTAATAACTGGATAACTAGTAAAAAGAAACATCCACGATATGTGCAACTTATGAAGTCATTACAATTATTGTTTTGGTTATTTCAAGAGGCAAAATATGTAGACTTTATAAATGTTGTGTATGGAGAAAACAAAGATAGTTATGAGGCTGCATTTTGTAGGATAAAAGCATATTACAAACAATATCCAAAATTTAAAACACGAAAATTGCCAAGGATAAATGGTGATTGTGATATGTATGATATACCGCCAAGCCAGTTATAAGGAGTAAGTATCAAATGGATGCACCATGTAAGGGATGCGAATACAGAGAAGTAGCTTGCCACGTTAAGTGTTCAGCGTATCGAATGTATAAACGGAAAAGGGAAACGATGCAAGATAACGCAATCAAACAAAATGATGTGTTAGCGTACTTGGGGAACAACGTAAAGAAAGTTAAGCATCGTATGAGAAAAGCGAAGTATGGATGTACTGTGATTGATTGAGGTGAACGGAAAAGAGGATGCATATTTGGGGGTTATTTGATGATGGCAATGGCTGCTATCGTCAAGCGGTAGATGAATATAACGTGAATATGGGGGGGGCAACACACGATCACATCAATAGGAATTGGTGATGCGTGTATTAACCAAGACCTTGCAGTTAATATGCTACATAAACCAAACGCATTATGGGAACAGTTGGATAAGCTAGATAGACCTGATGTAATTCTAGCTAGTCCACCATGTGAAAGTTGGAGCGTGGCAAGTGCGATGAAAGGCGGTAACGCTTGTTGGAAACAAGAAAAGGATATGACGATAAACCTATTTGGCGAATATGAACAAGGAAGTAAATTCACAATCAGAAATCAAGCTGATTATGAAAACTACCAATTCAAGTATGATAAGTCATTTCTGACACGCATCAATGGTGAGATGTGTATATACAACACATTAAAAATCATTGAGCGTTATCAACCTAAGGTATTCATTATTGAAAACCCAGCATATGGGCGAATATGGGAATACATAGCAAATGTAATAGGGTTTGATGTGCCTTATGAAAACCTAACTTATTACAACAACTATGATTACCCAGTTAAGAAACCAACAAAGTTTGGTAGCAATATCGATTTGAAGTTATTGAAAGATGATATAAAGAACACCATCAAATTCAATAAGTTAAATACAACTGGTGTTAATCGATATAACACAAGGTCGCATATTCCGTTGGAGCTGGTGAAAGACATTTTGAAGAGGTGTGAAACGTATGTAGAGGGGTGATGATCATTGCCAATAAATAGCAGAGATAAAGGCAAACGTGGGGAAAGAATGTGGCGAGATGTATGTCGTGCAAATGGGTTTGATAAGGTAAGGCGAACAGTCCAATATTGCGGTAATACAGGTGATGCCAGCGATTGTGTTGGACTGCCTAACGTACATCAAGAAGTCAAATTTGTTGAAAACTTGAATGTACGTAAAGCATACGAGCAAGCCGAACACGATGCAATAGCTGCAGATAATGGGGATATGCCTATAGTCGCTTGGAAAAAAAGTAATCAGAAGTGGCTTGTAATAATGAGTGCAGATGATTGGTTCAAATTGTATAAGGAGAGTGATTGGAGTAATGGCGGTTAATATGAGTGAACTTGTACCAGACAATAATCTTAATTGGCTGGCACTAGCAGCGTGCGTATACGGAAATATAAGTGCTGGTAGAGCGTTATGTTGTTTAGGCTTGAAAGGAACAAAACCACATAAAACATATACACGTGTAAGTGATTTAGATGGAAATTCATTATTAAAAATGCATCAAGCTGGAATGTCATTAAGGGCAATTAGTTATCAAGTTGGAGCAGATTATAAAACAGTAAAACGTGCATTAATTATGTTAGGGGTGGAGTTTTGAGAGAACAAATGAAAGTAAAGTTGGTTAGTGAATACGCACAACTACCAACAAGAGGTAGTGAAGATGCAGCTGGCTTAGACCTATATTGTCCATTTCACATCAAAGTGCCTGCTGATAGTCAAAAGAAAATACCACTAGGAGTGGCGGTGGAAATACCGAAAGGACACATGGGGTTACTTGTACCACGAAGTAGTATGAGTAAAACACCATTGAGGTGTGCCAATAGTGTAGGTATTATTGATGCTGACTATAGAGGCGAATTGAGTGTTGCGTATGAAAATGTATCTTGTAGCGATTACATGATATTTAGAGGTGATCGTATCGCACAATTAATCATCGTACCAGTAGCAATGGTTGATGTAGTAGAAGTAGATGAACTAACCGCAACAGAACGTGGTTCTGGCGGTTATGGTAGCACAGGTAAATAAGTTTTCTAAATTAATTAACATAAAAGGAGAAATTAACATGAACAACAAATTAGTATTAGCAACAATGGTTATGGCAGCAGTTACAGGTAGTGCATTTGCAAATGGTATTGTGGTAGGTCAAGTAGAACCAAACACTACTGCACCTGTGGTTAGTGGTTACAACTCCGCAGCATTAGGTGTGAATACAGTAGTTACAGGAACTAGCACAATCGTTTTAGGTCGAGATAATAAAGTTAGTGGTAATGATACAACTGTTATCGGTTCTAACAACGGAACAGTAAGTGCTAACCAAACTACCATTATCGGTTACAACAACAAAACAAATAGCAACCAAGAGCAAGTGGTAATTGGAGCGAACTCCGAAACCGCAGGTCAGGGCGCAACAGTAGTAGGCACTCATGGTAAAGCGACTGCATGGGATGCATACGCTATTGGTAATAATACAATCGCTGACAAAAGTAATAGTGTAGCGTTGGGTACTAATTCCGTAACAGATAACCCAGTACCTACACAACAAGTGGTATTAAATGGGGTTACTCACGTTTTCGCTGGTGAAAACCCTCAATCTGTAGTGAGTGTTGGTTCTAAAGATAGAGCTGGTTTTGGTGGTGTTAAATATTACAACCGCCAAATTACAAATGTTGCAGCTGGACAAGTTGATGCAGCATCTACAGATGCAGTCAATGGTAGCCAGTTATACGCTGCCTACGATGAAATCGCATCTATGGGTGCAAAACTTGCAAAACACGATAAAGATATTAAGTGCTTAAATATCCGTGTAGACCGCAATGCAAATAACATCAAGAATTTAACCGCTAAGGTGGATAACAACTTCACAACGATTACTAACTCCATCAACGCAACAAACGAGCGTGTAGGGGCAAATTCTAAAGCCATTCAAGATAATACGGATGCTATCAAAGTAAATGCTGGCAACATCAAAGCAAATACAGATGCAATTAATCGTCATGAAACAGTAATCAACAATCATGCAACGATCATTAATAACCATGAACAACAATTACAATCTCACGAACAAACATTAGTAGACCATGCGAACGTATTAGAAAACCATGAAAACCGCATCGAAAGTTTAGAACGTGGTATGACACGAAATGTAGAACGTGAAATTGGTAAAGCTGGTGCAGCGAATGCAGCGTTATCCGCATTGCACTACCTAGGCTACAACAAAGATGATAAGTTAACATTCTCCGTTGGTTACGGACACTACAAAGGACATAGTGCAGTAGCGTTAGGTGGTTTCTACGCACCAAACGAACACGTAATGTTTAGCGTAGGCGGTACATTAGGTTCTGAAAAAATGGTAAATGCTGGTGTGTCTTTCCGATTGGGTAAAGGTAGTGAATACGAACTCAACCACAAAGGCAAAATTAAAGAACTTGAAACATTGGTTACTAAATTAGTGGCGGAAGTAGAAGAGTTAAAAGCTGGTAAATAGTTTATAAAGGATATGGGCGGTGAAATATCCGCCCTATCATAAGAGGTGAGTATGAGAAGAGTTGACTTTGATTTGTTAGCTAGTGCATTAACAATAGTTATAGCTGATACGATAATCAAACCTAGAATTGAAGTTGAGGATGGTAGTGTGAAAATCGTATATGAGTTTTGTGGTTCGACTATTATAGAATTATCAACAGTATTTGAGATTGAACAATGTTATAGATTAGATTTCTTTGTTGAAAAGGTTATTCTTAAAATAAAACACCGAATATACAACTTTATGTCAGAAAGGTATATTGTTAGATGACAAATTATAGTGGTTACGTTGAACACTCCGACTTTTACATTGCACCTCAAAGCTATCAAGATGCATTTGATTTCTTATGCCAGCTTACAGTTGAGAGTGAAGAGGATGTGTTTTATATCGGTAAGGTAAGAGAAACCATTGATGATTTTGAACTATATGATGTAGCTAAGTTTAAATGGAGTGAAAATATAGGTAGATGGATGTGTAAATGGTAGGAACTAGATTATTTGCTAAACACAATAGGTTTGCAATAGAAGTAGACGGCGAATTGTGTATACCATCTGTAAAGGAACTCATAGATAGATGTGTATTCTTTTATAAACACAAAGAAAGGTGGCTATCATTTGAATGGTGGATATTTAATGTAGACTGTGCCACCGATAAAGATGTAGAACGAATAAAGAATTTTGCTAAAGGTTACTTTGATAATAAGGAGAGTGAATAGAGTATGATCACAGATAAACAAGGTAGAGAGCAGAGGTATAAATAGATTATGCTTAAAACATTACTTGTGAGTGGCATTGCATCTATAGTTTTTTTCTTATTGATAAACTTTGTTGATATAAAGTTTGGAATTAAAAGTGCAGTTATAGTAGGTTTGGTGTTAATTGCAATGTGTTTATTGTGTATTTTGGGGGTGAGTGTTTGGGGGAATTAGACGAAAAACAACTAATAGAAAAGGCGGTTGAGTATCTACAACCTGTTAAGTTAATTGATGTACAGATTGCATCTATCAAAGAAGAAATTAATCAATTAAGAGCAAACCTTACATCAATAGGTGCGATTGATTATAGTAAGGATAGGGTAACAGGTGGTGGCACTCCGCAAGGGTTAGAGGTTAGTGTGTCAAGATTTATGGACACAGTCGAAGAACGTGATAAACGTATTGATGAGTTATCAAAGTTAAAATGCGATGCGATCAATAAGATAGATGCACTAGATGAAAAACTGGGTGCAATCATTCTACGTTATGAATTTGTACTTAACAATACAACAGAAGATGCTTATAAAATGATTGGGTGTTACTCTACGAAACAAGCGAAGAGATACAAGCAAAAAGCGTTATTGGAGTTTGGACAAAAACTTGTCCTATAATGTCCGCAAATGTCCGTGATTGTCCGTGTACCTATAGTTTGCTATTAGGTATAATATATATGTAGAAGTTGCCACTAAGCGATTTGTACTCACTCTTTCCTTAGGACAAATCAAAACACAACAACAAGCGCACCCATAAAAGAGTGCGCCTTTGTTGTATATGGGCGAAATGTGGTATAGAAAAAGTCATCGATGGACACAAAGTAGCAGCGCAACCATAATTGATTTGGTGAGTGAAACACTATACTTTTTTTCTAATTTCAATTTTTGAAGTATGTGTTAAGACAAAAATTTTATATGTAAATTTTTACTGCTGACTGATACAGGGTAAGTCGAATATCATCAAGCATAGCTTATACATTATACATTTTCAGATACGAACTTACCCTATATTGGTTACACATTGAATACTGACAACTAGCAGCCTCCAAAAGAACTTTATTCATATTTTGTTGTTACTTAACCTAACACGATTACGATCCATCAAAAATGTTAGTTGTTGGTATTGAGTGTGTGAGTGATTATTGAAAACTAGGTGTGTTTCTCTTTTCCAACTTTGTTTTTCATTATTCATAGTTGAACCTCAAAAAGCATAAATTGTCATGTCATCAACAACGCACCTAGTTTTGAGTGATTAATACAAAGAAACAGAATAAAACTATCACATAATGGGGTATATCCACGGCGATATACTCCAATTTTTGTATAAATCTATCATAAAGGGGAGATTATGACGGATGTTTTGTGTTGTAAAAAGAAATGCCTTAACAATAAGAACGGCATATGTACCGCAAAGACAATAGAGTATGACGGACTTTGTCAAACATACATAACATATGGCGGTGCTAGTAAATGTAATCATGGCTTATGTGTTAGATCACATGGCAAACTCAAAAGGAAAGGTGGCGAAGTATTGAAATGATTAAAGCAATCAAACAATTCATCGAAGATAGAAAACTATTCAAACAAGCAGCTAAGGACTTGAACAATAAAGATTTACAAGCTAAGGCAAAATATGCATATGAACATCGTGGCGATACAATGATTACACTCATCGATGGTTTAGCTATCGTATGTGCAGTACTAATCTTAATTGGTATTGTGTGGTGTTTTATGTGAATTATCAACCAACGATAAAAAAACTGCTTAAAGCGTTACAAATGAATGGTAGACGATATGTAGTAGATACAAGGCAATCATGGAGTAAATACGATAAGCCTTGTAAGGTATACATAGTCAGTCGAATGTACACGGAAGAGGAATATAAACTAACATTCCCTCACAAGTACAAAAAGGGTAAGACCTTTAAACGAGGACAACTCTATAAAAAAGAAAGTGAGTACAGTAGCACCAAGCAACACGAGGTGTTACTTTTTTTAGTTAGAACATATAAAGGTGGTGATTGATGTTGAATGATACAAATCTGACAGACAAACAACTGCTATTTGCAACTGAATACATCAAGACCGCTAATGCTACACAAGCTGCATTAAAGGCTGGATATTCAGAAAATAGTGCAAGGCAACAGGGAAGTAGATTGTTGTCAAATGCTAACGTGAGCCAATATATACAACAACACATGGAACAAAAGAACAATAACACAATCGCAACTGCTGATGAAGTCCTACAGTATTTAACTAGGGTTATGAATGGCGAAGAGAAAGATGCGTTTGGGTTAGATGTATCTGTGAATGATAGAACTAAGGCAGCGGAACTCTTAGGTAAACGGCATATGCTATTTACTGACAAAGTAAAACTTGATGCAGAAATTGAGATTGATATATCCGATAGGATGAAACAAGCAAGGGTGAAATCAGATGAAGTACAACAAAGCGCAACTGATTGATGCGTTGGGGTCGTTTACTCATGATCCATTAGGCTTTGTTTATTTTGCATTCCCTTGGGGTGAAAAAGGAACACCTTTAGAAAACTTTGATGGTCCTGACGAATGGCAAGTAAAGACTTTCAAGAAGATAGGCGAAGAACTACGTAAGGGAAAGTCATTAGCTAAGGCGATACAAATTGCCGTTGCATCAGGTCATGGTATTGGTAAATCCGCTTTTTCTTCATTGTTGATATTATTTGCTATTGCTACACATGAGAATACAAGGGGAGTAGTAACTGCTAATACTGATACACAGTTAAAGTCTAAGACTTGGGCTGAGTTAAACAAGTGGTACAACCTATTTATAGGTAAAGAACTATTCACCTATACTGCTACCGCATTGTTTAGTGCTGATAAACAGTATGAGAAAACGTGGCGGATAGATGCTATTCCATGGAGTGAAAGTAACCCTGAGGCATTCGCTGGTCTACACAATCAAGGGAACAGAATACTTATCATATTCGATGAGGCATCCGCAATATCCGATAAGATATGGGAAGTAACAGAGGGTGCATTAACAGATAAGGAAACCGAGATTATATGGTGCGTGTTTGGAAACCCTACACGTAATAGTGGTAGGTTTAGAGAATGTTTCAGAAAACATCGGAATTATTGGACTACATATCAGATTGATAGCCGTACTGTTAAAATCTCTAACAAAGCCAAATTGCAAGAATGGGTAGATATTCATGGTGAGGATAGCGACTTTGTAAAGGTGCGTGTTCGAGGGTTATTCCCTAGTGCATCTGATACACAGTTTATCTCAGCAGAAATAGCGGACGAGGCACAGAAACGAGTATACAAAGTTGGACAGTTTAATAACCTACCAACGATTATTGGTGTTGACCCTGCATGGACTGGCGGTGATACATTAGAAATCGTAATGCGTAACGGCTACTCTATGAAGTGCTTGGCAACCATTGAAAAGAACGATGATGATATGCGAATGGCACAACTCATCGCACAACTTGAAGATGAATACAAAGCGGATGCGGTATTCATCGACCAAGGGTACGGAACTGGTATTTACAGTATTGGCAAGTCAATGGGTAGAAAATGGCGGTTAGTTGCCTTTGGTGGTAAAGCACCTAATGATATGTATCTCAACATGAGAGCGTATATGTGGGGCGAAATGAAAGAATGGCTAAAAGAGGGCGGTTCTATTCCACCTAATGACCAAGGTCTATACGATGATATAACAAGTCCTGAGGCTATCATCGATAAGAATGGACGAATACAGTTAGAAAGCAAAAAGGATATGAAAGAACGTGGCTTACCATCTCCGAATAAGGGCGATGCATTAGCCTTGACCTTTGCGTTCAGGGTCAATAAAAAAGTGAATGTAGGGAGTAGGGTTCATGCTAATACAGAGTATGATCCATTTAAACGATAAGGGGTGATTAAATGTGCATGAAAAATAAGATGCCTGACACACCAATGCCAGCACCTGCACCAACTGTACAAACAGATGATGCAACTACAATGACTGGTGAAGATTGGTATGCTAAAAAGCGTAAGGGCAAACGTGGTTATGAAAGTACAATTCTTTCCACGGCAACAACTGGCACTAAGAACACATTAGGGGGTTAATGATGCAAGGAACTATCCTATCAACGCTTGCTAGACAACCGACAAATGCGATGCCTAAGAAACGTGATTACACGAAGATTAAGGCAAAGTTTAATGCCATGTTCAACAATCGTCAAAAGTACGTTGCTAAGTGGAAAGATATTCGAGATTATCAACTACCTTTCCTTGGATTATTTGATGATGAACAAGACCAATCAAAGGTATACACCGATAAGATTAATAATGGTGTGGCTTGGGAAAGTTGCCAAATATTCGCATCAGGTGTAATGAGTGGCATGACACCGCCTAGCCGTAAATGGTTTAAGTTGACATTAGAGAATACTGACCTAGCAGCTAATAGTGATGTTAGTAAGGTACTTGATGAACGTGAAGAGATTTTGTACGCAGTATTCGCTAAATCTAATTTCTACAACGTAGTGCATCAAGCCTATATGGAACTACCATTTGGACAAGCACCTATGTCTATTATGCCTGACCCTAAGTTTGGTGTAAGGTTCACATCTTATCCAATCGGTACATATGCATTAGAGTGTGGTAGTAATGGTGAGGTAAACACCTTTGGTAGAAAATACCGCATGACCGCAGACCAGCTTGTTGAAGAGTTTGGGTATGATGCTTGTACTGAACAAGTTAAACGTGAATTTGATGATGGCAAAGGTAATGCAACAACTCATGTTGTGTGTTGGTTGGTAACACCTAATAAAGACCGCAACGGAAAACTAGGCAATAAGAATATGCCTTACTCATCTATCTATTGGATAGATGGGAGCAACTCCGATGAAGTGCTAAGACATAGTGGCTTTGAGGAATGGTCTATTCCTATTGCTAGACATACCACACATGATCTAAGCGGTTATGGTAAAGGGTGTGCATGGTTCGCACAGTCCGATGCACAGATGCTACAACTCTTAGAGAAAGATTTAGTAACGGCTATTGAGTTAGGTATTAAACCACCTATGAGTGCTACATCTGATGTTATCGGTAGTGTAAATCTATTTCCGGGCGGTGTAACGGAAGTTGATACAGGCGGTAAGGTTGAACCGATATTCAATGTAGGAATTGATGTTGCGAATGTACAAGCGAAGATACAATTCGTATCTGAAAGTATTAAACGTGCATATAGTGCTGACCTATTCTTGATGCTTGATAACATCGATAGCGGACAAATGACCGCACGTGAGGTTATGGAGCGTACACAAGAAAAGATGCAACAGTTAGGGCCTGTAGTTGAACGCTTACAAAGTGAGTTTTTAAACCCTATCATCGAACGTACTTATGGCATCTTAGATAGAGCTGGAATATTTCCACCAATCGATGAACAAACTGCTGAAATGCTAAATGGTATGGATGTAAAGATTGAATACATATCTCCATTAGCACAAGCACAGAAAATGTCATCTTTGGTGAATATCGAACAGTACTATGCTTTCATAATGTCATTAGCACAGGGCAATGCTAACATCGTTCAGAAATTCAACTTTGAAGAGGCAGCGGACATATATGGTGTAAATCTTGGTGTACCTGCTAGGGTTATTCGCTCCAATGATGATTATCAAAAAATCATGGAGCAACAACAACAAGCACAACAAGAGCAAGAGGAACAAGCACAAGCCTTACAAATGGCACAATTAGCACCTCAAATGGCTGGTGCTGCTAAACAAGCAACAGATGCAGCCAATGACGGAAACCCAGTAATGCAACAGTTAATGGGTATGGGGGTGTAGATGAAAACAAAACAAGATTATATTCGTGATCGTGATATTGATGCACTTAACCACGTACTTAGTACTGAACTTGGTAGGTGGTTTTTTTGTAGGCTTTTAGACCGCACCAACATATTGAAACAATCATTCACAGGCAACTCCGAAACATTCTTCAATGAGGGGAAACGAAAAGTAGGGTTATCCTACATGAACGATTTGGGAAGTATTGGTGATGGTGTAGAGGGTGTAAAGAAATACCATCAAGCACAACTTGAATATATCCAACAACAGAAATTGTTTAACGATTTAGAAAAGAAAGGTGAATAAACCACATGGCAGAAGAACTAGAACAAGGCACGAATAATAACACAGGTAGTGCGGAAAGTGGTACACCACAAGAACAAAACACGAATGATGGCGGTACATTGCTAGGTGGCAACCATGATGGTGCTAACCAAGGCGAACAACAAAGCGTACCTGAACCAATCAAATATGACTTTACATCAGCCTTTGAGGGCGGTGTAGTTGATGAAAATATCGCTAATGAGTTTTCTAAATTGCTTAATGGTGTAGGCGCAACACAAGAGCAAGCGGTAGAAATGGCGAAGTTTGGTTCTAAATATGGTACAGACCTTGTAACCGCTTATGAGGAACAAAGACAACAAGCAGAGATGAAACAGTATGCAGCATACGCAGAACACACAAAAGAGGTTCTAGGTGCGAAGTTTGACGAAACAGTAGCACAAGCATCTGTAGGTGTTGAGGCAGTCGAAAAGGAAATTCCAAACATTCGTGAAATCTTATCTCAAAACGGCTTAGGTAATCGTGTAGAGGTAATTCAACTGTTCGCACAAATCGCCAATATGGCTGGCGAAGATAACAATTCTAATAGTGGTAAAGCTGGAAGTACAAACATTTCCGAGGAAGAACGAGCAAAAATGCTTTACCCATCTATGAGTAAGTAATTGATTTAAAGGAGTAATACATGGCTACAATCGGTACTATGAACCCAACACTTTTAGATGTGCAATCTAGATTAGATCCAAACAATGCAGTTGCACAAATTATTGAAATGATGAACCAAACAAACGAAATCGTACAAGATATGACAATGGTTGAGGGCAACTTGCCTACAGGTCATAAAACAACTGTACGTACAGGCTTGCCTGAGGCTACATGGAGAATGCTTAACTATGGTGTTAAACCAAGCAAATCTAAAACAAAACAAGTAACCGACACTTGCGGTATGCTAGAGGCTTACGCTGAAATTGATAAATCTTTGGCAGATTTGAACGGCAACTCCGCTGCATTCCGTTTGTCCGAAGATTATGCATTCTTAGAGGCTATGAACCAAGAATGGGCATCTACATTATTCTATGGTGATGAAAATTCCCCTGAAAAATTCGTAGGCTTGGCAGCACGTTACAATGAAAAAGCTGCAGAAAGCGGTAAAAACATTATTGATGCTGGTGGTACAACTAACCTTACATCCATCTATCTTGTAGTATGGGGTAAAAATACTGTACATGGTATCTATCCTAAAGGTTCTATGGGTGGTATTTCCCATAAAGATTTAGGCGAACAAACATTGACTGACCCAGATGGCGGTCGCTACCAAGGCTATCGTACACACTACAAACTTGATACAGGCTTAACTGTACGTGATTGGAGATATGTTGTACGCATCGCAAACATCGATGTGAATGCATTGACTAAAGATGCTAAAACTGGTGCTGACCTTATCAACCTTATGATTAGAGCGGAAGAACTTATTCCTAACATGGGTATGGGTCGAGCAGTATGGTACATGAACCCTACTGTACGTACATTCTTGCGTATGCAAAAGAACGAGGCACACAAATACACTATTTCCGAAGACCAAGAAATGGGTCATACAGTAGTCCGTGCAAATGGCATTCCTGTTCGTAAAACAGATGCATTATTGTCTACTGAAGCACGTGTACAATAATAGGGGGATAACATATGTATATCGATAAACAAAATACTTTTTTCTACAAACAAGCATTAACTGCAAACACTAACTCCGATGTAGTTATGAATGGTAATGGTGGCGATGCAGAGAAATCTTTGTGGCTTGTAATTCGCATTGACAAAGATGTAACTGGTACACCTTTATTTAACTTGTACACATCTAATACAGAAAACATTGCTAATGCGGTATTGTTGCATGGCATTACATTACCAGCCAACTCTAAAGCAGGTACTAAAGTTGCGGTACGTTTAGCAAGTGGCGCTAAAAAGTACTTGAAACTCAACGCTAATAATATGACTGGCGGTACAATTACTGCATTCTTAACACCTGATGCACGTTTGGTATAGGAGATATAAATGGAATATATTGTTAAAGCAAAATGCTATCACAACACACAAGGTTTATTAAATGAGGGTGAAACAGTAACATTCACAAAAGATGAAGTAGCTGAGTATGACAAAGACTACTTCAACGCTTTGTTTGAACCTGTAGGTGATGCATCCGCAGAAGTAGAGGAAACAGAAGAAACTGCAGAAACTACACCAAAGAAACGTGGTAAAAAAGCGGAAGAAACTGCTGAATAATTGAACGAGGGGGTATTTTGCCCCCTCTTTTTTTATAGAAAGGTGGAAATATGACACCTACTGATATTTGTAATCAAGCATTATCGCTTATCAATGCTGGTCGCATTCGTTCTATGACGGAAGAAACAGAACCTGCTAGACAATGCAGATTGCATTATGATCTAACACGTAGAGTATTGTTGGAACAGTTTGAATGGAACTTTGCACGAAAACGTGAACGTGCGGTGCTATCTGAACATAAGATAGATGGTTGGGGTTATGTATATGCGTACCCTGAAAAGTGTGTTCGCATCCTTGCGGTTATTCCACAGGGCGATAGATACCGAGCGGAAAAGCAACGTGAATATGATGTTTATTTGACTGATAACAATACAAAGTACATCGTATCTGATGTACCATTGATGCACATTGATTATGTGTACGATATAACCGATGCTGATGTAATGAACCCTATATTCGTTAAAGCATTAGTGTGTAAGATGGCATCTGATTTAGCAATGCCATTGACTGGTAATAGCGGTTTATTCGACCAGTCGTACAAGTTATATCAAGCTGCATTGCAAGAGGCAAAATCTATGAGCGCAAAAGAACGTAGACTAGATATGCCTTATGTTTCTAACTATATCAAGGCAAGGAGTTGGTAATATGCAACCGATGTATATAGGGCAAGTCGCATTTACTACAGGCGAAGTATCGCCTGATGTATCAAGCAGATTTGACTTAGAACAATATAAAAGTGCATTACTGCTTGCTGAAAATGCAGTCATTAGACCTTATGGTGCGGTAGCTAGACGGCAAGGTTCACAGTTTATCGGTTATGCAAAATATAATGATAAACCTGTTCGATTATTTGAATTTACAACGAATAAGAACCAATCATTCATGCTTGAATTTGGTGATAGATACGTTAGAGTGTGGCGGAATGGTGTGTATACCAATGTTGAAGTAGCAACACCATTTGAGGCGGACATTGTAGGCGAATTAAACTGCATCCAAAGTGGCGATGTAATGTTCATTTGTAGTGGTAAGTACCCTATTCAAACGCTATCACGATATAGTGATACTGACTGGCGGATGAGTGCTTACAAACTAACTGAACAACCTTATGATGAAATCAACACCGATAATGGACATACGCTTACTGTTAATAGCGATACGATCACATCCACAAAAGACCTCTTCACACAAGACATGGTAGGTAGTGTTATCCAGATTGCTTACTACATAGAGGCGGTACACACTAAGTCCGCTGGCGAAGTGGTAGAGAAAAAAATTAGACGAGGGCTTGTACCACTTCAAACGGAAAAGATATATAACAACATCAATTACAATGTTAGTGCGTATAGTACTGATACAGAGTTATCATGGAAATTCACAACGCATGGTACATGGGAAGGTACTGTAAAACTACAGATTTCTAACAACGATGGTCAAACATGGAAAGATTACAGAACATACACCTCTAAGAATGACTACAATGTTACTGATACAGGTAAGATAGAGGCTGGAGCAAGGTTAAAATATATCTCCGATATTAAAGATGGTTCTGTGAATTGCGACTTATCTATTATGCCGTTTACCCAATATGGTATCGTTGAGATTAAAAGCGTAACCGATGCTAAGAACGCAAAGGTTAATGTTCTGAATGGTATTAAAGAGGGTGAGCCAAGCCACCAATGGAAGTTAGGCAGTTGGAATAGGGGTAGAGGTTATCCGAAACTATGTACATTCTATCAAGACCGCTTTGTAGTTGCTGCTACTGATAGTAAGCCTAACTATATTTGGTTTAGCCGTACTGGTGATTATCCTAACTTTGGGGTTGAAAAAGTAGGCGGTACAATCACAGATGATAGCGCAATTACACTACCAGTAATCAACCGCAAGATGTATGAGATTAGACACCTTGTACCAGCTAATGACTTAATCGTTCTAACGAGTGGTAATGAGTGGATAGTTGATGGGAGCAAGACTATTACACCTACTAACTGTTACCTTAAAACACAAACACAACGTGGTGCGTTAAAGTGCGAACCACAGTTTATCGGTAACCGATGTGTATTCGTTCAAGAGCGTGGTGGTACTGTTCGTGATATGGGTTACTCTTACGAGAGCGACAACTACACAGGGCAAGACTTAACGCTATTTGTTAAAACATTAGTTAAAGGTCATGTGGCAGTAACGAGTGCATATGCACAAGACCCTGACAGTATTATTTACTACGTTCGAGATGATGGACAGTTGAATTGCTTAACCTATATACCTGAACAAAAGGTGTATGGTTGGTCGCACTTTGTTACTAATGGTAAATACCGATATGTTGAGAGCGTGGCAGAGGGTGAACAAGACACAATCTATTTTGTAGTAGATCGTGTGATTAATAATAAGAATGTGAAATGTATTGAACGTAGTATTCCGTTGTACACAGAAGATAACTCCGATGTGTTCCTAGATTGCTATGTTAAAGTTGCTAATTCAATTAAGATTGATTACATCAACGCACCTCATCTAGTAGGGCAAATGGTAGACATAGTAGTTGATGGACAACAGATGCCATCTAGGGTGGTACCACCGACTGGGGTTATTAAATTAGACGGTAAAGCAAATGTAATTACTGTTGGGTTACCTTATACTACTAAAATCAAAATACCTAGCGTAGAGCAACAAATAAACGATGGCACATTGCAATGTAGGTTGGTAACTATAACACGAGTTGCGTTGCGGTTATATCGTTCGTATGGTGGCAGCGTTGGCAAAACATTTGATGATGTAGACGATTTAATTTTAAAACCTAAATCGCTATTTACTGGTGATACTGTAATCGTGTTACCTAAGATAGCAACTAGCGTTAATACAAATACAGAAATTTGCATAAAACACTCAAAACCTTTCCCATTTAACCTGTTAGCGGTTACAAGAGAGGTAGAAATTGGCGGTGGTTTCCCAAATGTTCATGGAATGTAATATTTGCCCCTCTAAGCACGTTTCTTTAATTCGTGATTTATATATCAACTTACGTTCGATAGATGCCTTAGAGGTTAAATATATCAATCGAAAAAATTCAAACTATAGCGAAAAAGACTTTGTGAACGATATTCTTGGGGAAGATTATCAAAGTCGAATTGTTATTGATAATGACAAGCCATTATGTGTGTATGGGGTATCGAACACATCATTAAATGGTATGCATTGCATTTACTTTTTGGGGAGTAAAGATTTTGAACGTAGTTTAACACTACAAAAACAATTCTTGAAAGTTAGTAGGAATATCATTGGGGAGTGGCTACAAACTAGGGAAGTACTTTTTAATTACATACACAAAGAAAATTACCGCACCATTCGATGGCTAAAGTCATTAGGTGCGGTTATTCATTACGATATTAACGATGGGGATATGGTTTTATTCACATTGAGAAAGGGGGATGCGAATGTGTAACCCTATTGCATTAACGGCAGCGAGTATGGTTGGTACATTGTTTACACAACACCAACAAGGCAAGGCGCAAGCTGCAATGTACAATCAACAAGCAAGGGTAGCAGAAGCTAACGCACGTATTAGTGATCGCAAGCAAGAACAAATTGCAGACCAAGCCTTGCAAGAACGAGATAAAATGTCCGATAAGATGCGACTTATCCAAGGTCAAAATACGGCAGAAACTGGTGCTAGTGGCTTGATGATGGCTGGTACACCATTACAACTTATGGCATCTAGCTATGACGAATACAACAAAGACATTCAGAATTGGGAAAGTAACAAGAATAACAGTATCTACAATGAATATCTTAATGGCATGAACTATCGCAACGAGGCAAGCACCGCACGTGCAGCGGCAAGTAATGCTAAATCACAAACTAGAATGGCTATGTTAGGAACGATATTGAGTGGTGCATCTAGTATCTATGGTCTTAAAGGTCAATATGCTAGTAAGAGTGTTGGTACTGGTAATAACTACTACACACCAGCTAGTGATGCACTAGAGGCTGCTGGTATGCCTAAGATGAAATTCGTAACCAAAGGTGCTATCAGAAATAATAGGTGGGGTATCTAATGAAGTTAATAGGCTATGATAGCAATCAACGCTTAAACACCATTAATGGTAGTGTGCAGGCTAATGTAAATGAAATGGCTTATGGTGGTAACACGAGTGGTTTAAATGCCATGACAAAAGCATTGCAAGATGCTACTAATACATGGATAGAGATTGATAAACGGAAAGACTATATCGATGTAACTAATGCCATCAATGAGTTTAATAATAGTACAAACAAATTACTCAATGATGATAAAGATGGGTTGATGATTCGTAAAGGTATGAATGCTCAATCTATATTGCCTGACTATAATGTCGGTGTAGACAAAATACAAAAGGATATATTGGAGAAATATAAATTCAGAACCAATGATGCTATCAACGCATTTAACAAAGCCGTTGAAACATCTAAAACAACTGATTACAATAACATCTCTAAATATTCACGAGGTCAATATGAAACGGCATTAAGTACAGCCACTCAAAACCAAATTACCAGCCTAAGAGATTCAGCCGTTCGTTCTGATAACATGGCAGACCAAATGAAAACAATTTCATTGATGGGTGATTTATATAGATCAACAGGTAAAGAGTTAGGTTTAGATGATGAACAGATTAATGAAAAAATTCGTGCTAATACAGACCAAACTGGGAAACAGTTGCTTGACAGAGCCGTAGCGGAAAATGATTCAACCAAAGTTGAAAACCTTTTGACTTCATTGAGTGGTGTTGTAGGTGAAGATGTATTGACACCATACAAAAAAATGTCTAATCAAATGAATATCAACAAATTAGTTAATGATGATAATACATATGCTAAGTTGTATCAGATGTATGGGCATGATTTAAACCAAGGCATGAGTAGTGCTGCCATGTATGTTAGAGCCAAGATGGAAACCCAAAATGAAGAGGCATTGAAAAGTGGTGCTGGTGCTGACACGCATTTATGGGGAATTGCACAGTATATATCTAAAAAATATGGATATAATGCAGAAATGGTTTATCGCCAACTTTATCACGAAACAGGCGGTAGTGCTAACTTTGGTAAGTTACAAACAGAAAATAGAAACTATGCTGGGTTGACACAAGCTGAACCAAACGGCGAGGAAAACCGACAACAAGATGGTGGCACTAATTATTACAAGGTATACAAAACAGATGAAGACTTTGCAGATGATTATGTACAAAGTTTTTTAAGGCATTATGATGGTTTGAAAGATGTAAATGATGTAAATACATGGGCGCATATTTTAAAGGAAAATTCTTATTATACTGATTCTGAGTCTAACTATTCAGCAGGCATGAGAAATGCACCTATGGCTAGTGGTGGTAGTCCAAAGTATTCAGAAGACCAAATCAAGAAAGCTGAAGATGAGGCTAAAACTGCCTACAAAAATTATTACACATTGCAAGAACAAACTAGAAAGATTGCTATCAATGATCGCTTACAAGCAGGTCAAACAATCTTAAATCAAAAGATAGCTAATGGTGATGTAAGTGGTGCATTCCAATATGCACAGGTTCAACTAGCAGGTGCAACTACTCCTGAAGAAAAAGAATATTGGAGTGGCAAAATGGCAAGCGAAAGACCTAAGCTAGATAGAATCTATGAAAAAGGTTTGAAAATGACGGCGCAAGAAAAATGGGGTATTAAGCAGTATGCAAAATCTCATACCTACGAACAGACACGAGCATATGCAGAACGTGTGTTGCCTAATAAAATCATGGATGATGAACTTGATGCATCGTTACTTGAAATCGATGATAACAATAAGAAAGCTAGCAACATTGATTTAACTCCATATGAATATAAACTTGCTACAGTAATGCCTGAAGATAAAACATTGGCTGGTAGCTTTAAATATGGTGTTAAACAAGAAATGGCAGGTCGCATTGAGGAATTTAAAATCAAACATCATAGACCACCTACAGATGCTGAAAAAGATGAAATCTTTGATGCTGCAGTAGCAACAAGCACATTACGTAGTACAAGTAAACCATACTTTGGAGATGGCGATGATTATTCATCTACTATAAGTGGTGCAAGTAATCAAGCAATCGGTATCGTTCATGCTGAACCTGTAGGAAACCATTATATCCGAGTAACATATAGAGATGGCTCAACTAAAGATATTTACGAATCAGAATACAATGCATTACAACGGAGATACACAAATGGCTGATATTAATCAACAAGAGCGTGAAGAGTTTCAAGCGTTAATACGTGGACATGGTGGAGAGAGTCCACGTTCTTTTACCGCTAGCGCTGGTGTACAGTCTAGTCCTGTAGGTGGTTTTACACCTGTAGGACAGGCTATTGGTGCAGGTATAGATACAGTATCAAGCATTGCGAAAAATACGGCAGATGCATTATCTACAATCGCTAGTACACCTATTAGCGTTAAAAATACAGATGGAACGGAAACAGTTTCACCTTTTGGGCAACAAGGCAACCTATTACAATCTATAGGTCAATTAGGGCAGTCATTACCTAATGCTTTACCAGCTGGGTTTGTTAGTAATACTGATAGATTGTTTTTGTATAACAATGAACAATTACGTGCTAATGAGGCTTTGCGTATTGCTAAAACTTTAAATATCGGTGCAGATACAGTTATGTTTGGTGATGATAGAGCATTTGAACGTGCTGATTATCTATCTAGACGAGTAGAACGAGGACAAGTTTTACAAGATATTTACGATGAGTTTCCTGAACTCTATAAGGTGAAATATAGCTCACAAGCAGAGGGCATCCAAGCGTTAAACAATCTTGAATCAATAAAGAATACAAAAGGTGTATTCGATGCGATGCAACAAAGTATTTGGGCGATGAATGACCAAATGAAGTTGGGCGATGCTGGTTTTGCCTTGGCACATGAATCTGATCCACAAAAGATTAGCGAACTAACCGATGAGATTAATCGATTACAAAACAATATACAAAGTTATAGGAAACCTGATGGTAGTAGTCCACTAGAAGAAGTATTTGGTGCAACATCTAGTCAAGGCTATATGATGGCGAAACAAGGCGGTGTAGGTGCGGTAGCTGGTGCAGTTGCTGGTGCATTAATTGGTGGCTTGGCTACAGAGGGTGTAGGTGCAACTGCTGGTGCTGCTACTGGTGCTAAATGGGGTGGCGGTGCTGACATGGCATACAATATGTATAAAATGTCATTTGGCAATAAATACGTTGAACTCATTCAAAAGAAAGATGCTAACGGAAACCGAGTATATACAGACCAAGAGGCTAATCAATACGCTATGTCATATGCTGCTATTGATGCAAGCATTGAGTTTGCAGCAACCGCAGCGATGGGTAAAGCGTTTAAAGCCGTAGCACCTAAAGGTGTGATTGCAAAAGCTATTAGTGCTGGTGTTGGTGATACTGTAAAAACCTTTGATAGAGGTATTGGTACAACTGTTGCACAGATGGCTAAGAACTCTATTAAAGCTGGTGTACCTGAACTCTTTGAAGAGGGTTTGCAAGATGTAAACGAAAAGGTGCAACACAACCTAACACGCAAAGATAATGACTTAGAGGGGTATTATAGCGTAGGCGATATTGCTATTGGTTCATTAGATGCTATGAAACAAGCCTTACCAGCGGTAATCGGTTTTGGTGCTATCGGTGGTGCGGTAGGTGGTGTGCGTACTGCAAAGGCTTTCCGTGATTTTCAAAAGCTAACACCTGAACAACAACAAGCAGCAATCATCGCTGAACAAAACCGCAATGGTGCAGTTATTATGGATAATGTTCGTAAGGATAGCACTACCAATAAAATCGCAAAAGAAAACCCTGAACTATACGGAAAAATCGTACAAGCACAGGGCGATAAAGTAGGTGTATCTACTCAATATGTAGATGTAGCGGAATTGGTACAATCTGAAAACGGACAACTTGCTATCCGTGATATGGTAGATAATGGCTTAGTAACACAAGAAGAAGTAAAAGCAGCTATTGAGGCGGATGCACCTGTTGAAATTCCTATTGGTAGTTATGCACAAGTATCTATGAATTTGTCAGATGAAACTGTAGAGGCTTTAAAACAAACCTCTTACTTTACACGTGGCGGTATGTCATTGGCAACTTTGGAACGTGCAAAACAAGAAGTAGATGTTGCTAAATCTGTATTGAAAGATGATACCTCTAAACGTGCGGAACGTATCAAAGATGATATTATCCGTAATGAATTTGATGGTGCATCTGATGTAGATCGTGAAGTACTTAATGAGGTATTATCTGACCCTACAAACATTAAACGTAACTTTAATAACTTATTGCATACATTAAAAGAAAAGTATAGAGAAACCTATGCTAGTGATTTTGATAATGCGGATAAATCTATCAATGATGCGGTAAGTACTGGTATTGAACCACAATGGTTAGTTGATTATAAAGCTAACAATGGCGATAAAGCACCACGCACTAATGCAGAACGCAGACGAGCAGCCTATGAGTATAGCCGAGCGACTACAACGGCAAGCCTTGATGGTAATGCTGATGCACTAGCACAATCTGATGCACATTATGCAGATATGGAACATATGTTAATGCAGATTGAAAGCCTAGAGGCTATGAAAGATAAAGTCTTTGAATTGGCGAATAATGACATAGCGTTACGAATGCAATTATCCAAGAGTGGCTATGAAGTATACAACGAAGTAGTTAAAGCTATTAGCGAAAGCACGAATAGAAAACAACGTGAAACCGCAAAAGCCAATGCATTGTTAATGGCACAACACGCTGATATAATGGCACAATATATGCGACAAATGGGTAAAGGCGGTTATGCCGCTATGGACTATTTGCGTGATAGCGTTCGTATCAACATGAATGCTAAATTAGGAGAAAAAGTCGGATATGCACAACCACTAAATGTTGATGTTGACTTAAATCACAAATTACAAGTTGTTGATTTAACAAATCTTAAAACCAATCTAAAAACAGAAAAAGACATAATAGATTTATTTAAAAATACACCACCACAAGCGGTTATGATTGAGGATGGTAATGTTATTGTTTTACCGCCTGATGATATTAATGGTATTAAACATATTCCATATGGTACGCAAAAAGGTAAAAAAATAGCAAATAAAAAAAGAAGAATTGTAGAAGATATTGCAAATATATTGCAACATAGTGTATTGATTGATAGCTCACCTAATAATAAAATTGGTAAATCAAAATCTGGTATGAGCGCTAATCAACGTAAATCGCAAAATAGAAAAAATACTATTGTTAATTACCACAATTTACTATCGGCAATTCGTATTAATGGAAATTATTATGCAGTTAGATTTGTAGCAGAAGAAAAACAAGGACATTTAACAGTAGACCCAAGAACAGTTTATTTATACGATATAATTATGCAAAAAAGCAGTACTACTAGTCGCCCGACTCAGAGTGGCAATAGCCAAGCGGTCGGTCAAATGACCAGTAGTACTGCTTTTGATACTATAAGTATAAAAGACATATTGAATGGAGTCAAGGACGGAAAAGGTGTTTTATATGTAGATAATAATGGAAATGGCAATTATTATACACAAACATATAACCAAACCGTTAATGGCATGACAGACATCATGAAAGATGGTAAACGCATTATCAGCATTTTCAAAACCGCAGATAGAAGCACATTCTTACACGAAATGGGCCATGTATTCTTTGATGATATTCAAAAACTAGCATCTATGGACAATGCACCTAAACAATTACTTGATGATTGGAACACACTCAAAGAGTGGAGCGGTTGGGTTGATGGTGAAAATATAGATAACACCAAAGCACACGAGAAATTCGCACGAGGTTGGGAAAGCTATTTACGAAGTGGTGAAGCACCAACAAAAGGACTACAACGAGTATTCCGTCACTGACATTAAGGATATAATGGCACGCATGATAGCTACGCAAGATGACATTGAAAACTACGCACATGAGCAAGCATTAGAGCAATTTGAGAATACAAAATTGTATCAGCAGTTAAGCGAAAGCGAACAAGCACGTATGCAGTCCTACATTGCAGATGTTAAGGAAAAAGCAAAAGAACGTGTGATGCGAAAACTTATGAAAGAACTTGATAATCGACCAATTAAAGAATGGGAAGAAGAAAAGGATGCTATCCAAATTGAAATCGAAAAACGATTGATTGAGCAATATCCTATCTACAAAGAGCATCAACGATACAATGTGTTTGGTGCTGGTGCATTGAAAGATACACAGTACAATTCTATTGAAGAGTTAGAAAAAGCGGAAGTAGAACAAACTGGCGCTACATTTAACGATGCTATCAATCAAGAAATGGACAATGCGAAAGCAGAGTTTATGAAAAATAACAACGTAGGAAAAACCAATGAACAAATCGCAGAGGAAATCTTACTATCAACACAAGGTCAGATGAAACTTACCGAAGAGGAAAGTAAGATTATTCAAAAGTCTACTAATCGTGAATTAGCTAAGAACTGGGCGTTGTTAGAGCGTATTCGTAAACTAGACCCTAACGCAGAAACTATTGATACGGAATTAAGCGAAATCGAAAAAGAGGTTAAACCTACTAAGTACGATATTCTTAAATCTGATAAGAAAAAGGTGGATGCTGCACTTGTTGATACAACAAAGGAACTTGAAAAAGCGGAACGCTTAATCGAAAAGTTGAACAATGAAAAAGCAGAACTCACAGATAAGGCAAGGGAACGTGAGAGCGAACTAAAAGATAGGAATAGTGAGTTATCTAAACGATTAACAACTATTACTAATCAACTAGATCGTGCTATTGAACAAAAAGAACGATTAGCAGAACGCACACAAGAACGAGTAGAAAAGCAAGAATTAAAAGCTAGTGAACGTATTGAGCAACTAAAAGATGAGTTACAAGACCGCATCAATAATGTACGTTCTATTCGTGGTGCTGGTTTAGGTGCTATCTCCGACTACATGAATAGAGCAAGAAAAGAGTTAGGTGAATTGCCTATTTCTAATGCTATTCAGTTTAAAACATATCAAAATAAAGCGGTTACTGCTGGCAAGAAAGCGGATAGAGCATTGGCAATCGGTGATGTTGATAAAGCACTTGGGTTCAAACGTGAACAGATGCTACAACAAGCAAGGGCAAGAGTAGCGTTTGAAAACTTTGAAAAGTCAAAGAAATTGCGATTGAAATTGAAACAACAATTACAACGTATGACTAGACCTAAAAACCCTATTGCTATTGAACCTAATATGCGTTATTTCTATAGCCACATGGCATACCAAATGGGTTTAACTAAGTACGATGGCTTACCACCTACTGATGGTTTCGACATGAACACAGTATTATCCGCACTTGATGTAGATGCACTCATTCTTAACCAACAATCTATGGTGCAGTTACAACCTTGGATAGCTGAATTGTTCTACTCTAAAACACCGAAATCTTTCAAATCAATCACAATGAATGAGTTGGAAACCTTAGAGGAACTCATGACTGGTATGTACAAGAATGGCAGAAATGAGTATGAGGGAACAACAATTTTAAACGATGAGGGTAAAAGCATATCGTTTGAAAATGCAGTACAAGAAATCATTGGTGAGGCTACAGAAACATTTGGTGGTGCAACTGGTGATGTGTTTAACATTCTTAATAACCAAACTAAAACAGATGCAGTAAGCGGTAAACTATATGGTTTCCACTTAGCATTAATGAAAGTTGAAACATTCTTACGTAGAATGGGTGGCGGTAAAAATGGGTTCGCAGTTAAATACATCTATGACCCTATCAGCCGTGCTACGCAAGCGTTCAACGAACGTAAGGAAGTGTCTATGCGTAGATTAGCAAAAGATGTAGGAATATATTCCAAGCGTGAATTATTCAATATGCGTAATGAACATCTATATACAGTTGGTAACTTGTATGGACTTACTAAAGAGCAATTAATCATGATTGCTTTGAATTGGGGTACAGAAAGCAATAGACAACGTGTAATGGAAACTACAAAGGCAAATGAAGTCGATATTGAACGTGCATTCCAAGAACACATGACTGATAAAGACTGGGAATTTGTTATTCGTACATGGGATCATATCAATTCATTCTTTGATGAACGTAGTAAGGTTCAAGAGGAACTTTACGGAAACCCATTAAAGAAAGTAGAGGGTTTAACATTCTCTATCGGTGGTAGAAACATTGAGGGTCAATATTTCCCTATTGTGTATAACCCTAAAGTAAATGCATCTGTTAGTGATAACCAAGTTGAAGATATTGCAAAAACTATGGTAAGTAGTAATGCAGTATGGGGAATTGGTATGAGTGCCACTAAATCACGTTTAGATGTGGTTAAGGATAAATCATTGTTGCTTGATTTTGATGTAATTCCTAATGCTATCACAGAGGCTATCAATCATGTAACAATGCGCAAAGCAGTAACTGATGTTAATAAGCTAATCAGCAACAGAGAACTACAAAACTACATCGTTGATAAGTTTGGTGCTGACACCTACCAATTCTTGCGTACATGGGTTAGAGATAACTGGCAAGATGAGGCAGCTAAAACAAACGATATAGACCGCTTAATTCTTACATTGAAAAAGAATACATCAACCGCAGTCATGGCTGGTAGAGTATCGGTAGCATTACAAAATGCGTTGAATATTCCTGTTGCGTTCTATCGTATCGGTGTAGGCAATACTATTAGAGCCATCAATCATGCTGGTATTGGTTTCTACGGACACGGCACAACCACTTATAACAACACTAGAGATTTTGTATTGGGTCAATCAATCTTCATGCGTGAACGTATACAAACATTAGATAAAGACTTAAAACAAGGTTTATCTATTGCAGGTAAAGGCTTACGATTAGGTGATACAAATGTTGGTGGTTATAAGGTAGAACAGTTAGCTGACATTCGAGATGATATAAATCAAATGGGGTTTAGATTACTTACAGAAACAGACTTTGCATTATCCGTTCCTGTGTGGAAATTTGCATATGATCAAAAGCAAGCTGAACTCTTTGGTAAAGAGGGTGTGAGTGCTGAATGGGTAGAGCAACAATCTATTGAAGCTGGTGATAGAGCGGTGCGTGATATATTTGGTAGTGGTGATACGAAAGATGCTGCTGCTATTCAGCGTTCACGTTCCACATTCACTCAATTATTCGTTCCGTTCTATTCTTACGCTAATACACTTTATAACATCATCACAGAGGGCAACTATGCACGTAAGGATAATGGTGATTATGCAAGGTTCGTTAAAATGCTATGGTGGACATTAATTTCACAGGCTATCGGTATGATGGCTTACAAAGCCTTAACGAATGGCGATGATGATAAGCCTGAAGATTTGGCTAAGTCATTTATCGAAGAGTTAGTTTCACAAGGTACTATGGGTGTACCAATCATCCGCGATATGTCGAACATGGCTATGAAATATATTCTAGGTGAAAAGGTATTCAATAAAGGTAATAGCGTTATGGCTTTGAGTATCGTTGAGAAATTCTACGATTTAGGCAATGCAATTATGAGTGATAAAAAAGATGGTATCGATGTAGGCAGAAGTTTCAGTCAGTTAGCAAACAGGGCAACTGGGTTTAGCGATACTGTAACTGATGGCTTGTGGACATTAGCTAAATTTGGTTTCACAGATACCGATGCATCACTAGAAGATGTAATTATGGCTATTGCATTTGACCGCAGACTTAAAACTAAAAAAGAGAAAAAGAAACAACATTGATAAATAAGGACTATCCATAATGGGTAGTCCTATTTATATACAACTGAAAGGGGATGTTAAATTGACACCAGAAGTACTAAAACCATCTGTAGTGTATCAATGTGATGGGGTGAATAAGAAGTTTATTTTCCCATATGACTTCATGCAAATTGAGGATATTAAACTAACTATCGTTGATGAAGATGGCACAGAGGCGGTACAAGTAGGTAATATCGATTATGACGAAAGTACCAAATCGGTAATTTACCCAGCTAATGGGGATGCACTAGCCGTAGGGCAAAAGGTTATCTTGGAGCGTAAAACACCAATCTCACAAGATATGGACTTGCCTGACGAATATCCATTCGAGAACATCGAACACGCAACCGATAAGATCATACTCATTTTACAAGAAATGAAAGCAGAACTAGACCGCTCCTTAAAAATTAGAGTGGATAGCGATAAGAACGCAAATGAAGTTGCAAAAGATATTGTTGAGCGTTCTGTAAAGGCTGCTAATGATGCTATGAATGCTATGAATGTAATTAGTGAAAAGTCAGATAAGATTAACGCTAATGCAGATATAATCAACCGATTGGGTGAAGAAATTAAAACAATAGCATCGACTGTTGACGATAAGTTGGCAACGGCTAATACGGCACTTGACACATCCTCTACTAATGTTGCTACTGCAGATCGATTAGTGAGAGATGCAAAGGCTTATGCAGGTCAAACAACTGTTGATAAACGAGATATTAATAATCTTGTAGACCAAGCTAAGACCTTAAAAAATGACATCGATAATAAACAAACCTCTATTGCAAGTAACGCTATCAAGGCAACAGATGCTGCTAAACGTGCAGAAGTCGCAGCAAGTAAAGCTGAACAAATAGCCCTACCGAATGGTGGTGGTTTGATTACAAAAACAGAAGCCGATACAAAGTTTGTACCTAAAGATAGTTTGTATGGCATCGTTTCCGTAAAAGACTTTGGAGCAGTTGGTGATGGTGTAGCGGATGATACCGCAGCATTTAAACGTGCTAACGATAATTTAAAAAATAAGATATTGTTAGTACCTAATGGCATCTACAAAATTAATGAACATCTAACTTTCAATACAGTTGATAGCGTAATGGATATGGGGACATATAACAACGTGAAACCATTCTATCCTACTGAAACACCAATGTTAAAAGGTGCATCTAATATTGCATTTGTTAAGAACGTTCAATATGGCGAAGAGGTCAACCAATGTCAAGGTTTTACCTACAATGATAAAAAGAATGTATTCGTATTAGCTTGTATTAGCGGTGATGGTAACAACCAAATATTCTATGAACTCAACTCATCCACGTTTGAGATTGTAGGAACATACAAATTTAATGACCCTGATAAGATGGGGCATTGTAATACTATGTGCTACAACAAATATACCAACAAGATTTATCTTGCTAATGGTTTGAAAAATGGTAATAACCTAACAGTACTTAATGCTGACACAATGCAATATGAACGCACTATCACATTGAATGAACGTGTATTTAATATTGGATATGACCCAATCACACGGACTTATGTAAGCATCGTACCTATTAGCGGTCAACAGCGCTTACGTGAAATCAATTTGTACAACGATGATTTCAAGAAATTAAAAACATATCAAGTCGATTATGAATATGATGATTTCAATAACAATGGTGCTTTCATGTTGAATGGCTGCATCATGAGTGCAACGCTTGGTAGTTTAGTAGAATGTACACCATTTGGCACAGTTAAACAGATTATTGAAATCAATAGAACTACTGAAATCGAAGATATAGCTTATTACAACGGCAAATTCTATTTTGCGGTCTTAACAGAAAAACCTAATAAGCGACACCAAGTAGATATTTATGTTGGTGATCCAAATAAGGACTATCAAAACTCCATCAATACTGCACGATTGGCAACGCTTGATTATCTCAAACTAACAGGCGGTACATTGAATGGCGCACTTAAAATGGCTAATAACATTTTGATTGAGGGTTATAAACCTGATGGTCATGGTGTTGGTATGGCTAAGGTGTCTACCGCTGGTAACGTAGAACTTGGCGATAACTCCGTTAATACGTTTATTAAAGGTAAGGAATTTAAACACTATGATGGTACAGATAGTTTCACAGTACTTACCACCAAACATTACGGAACGGCTATCTATAAGAAAAAGGATGTGGATGATAACTTTGTTAAGAAAACAGAAGTAGACCAGTTAGGTTTTCCATATTCTAAAATTGAAACGGCAACAGATTGGAACACATTTACAGAACAAGGTGCTATTGAAATTAACTTTGATGGCGGTGCTAATAACCCTCCACGTAGCCACAAACAAGGTATGTTAATTGTAATGAACTTTGGCAAAGGTGCAATGATTGACCAAACATTCCATGCGTTCAATGGTGAAACGTATCACCGAATGTTTATGGCGAATACATGGAAAAGCTGGGGCAGAGTACAAACATCCTTGAATAGCCGATTGAAATTGTGGAGTGCTAATGGTGGAAATGAGGTGTATGTTGAATAATGCCTAACTTAAAAGTTAAGAAAGGGAACGATGCACTAACATTTGAACTGACTGATAACTTGCGTGATGTAGGCGAAAAACGATTGCCGATAGTTATTAATGGGAAAACATACTATGCACGATTGGGCGGTGATAAAACCGCCCTTGTGGTGCAACGTACATCGAATGGTAACAAGAGTTATGTTCAAACAAGCCCTGTATCATTTAGTACTTGGAACTGGCAAAAGTACCCTGCAGATATTAGGGGTATAGAAAAAATGTTTGTTTACTTGCCTAAAGGTAAATACAGAGCAACTGTTGATGGACAAAATAATAAAACAAATGAATTTACAATAGACACATCAAGGGATATTGAAGTGAATGTTAGTTTATGGAATAACATAGAGACGGCACAAAAAGCAACATTTAATATTAATGGATGGAGAGATTGGGTGTATCTCACTAGGCATTTACTAAAAATCAAGATAGAACGAATTGGAGAGTAAGTATGATTGAAGTTTTTCTTCCATCTTTTATGGTCGAAGTTTTTAGTGTAAACGAGGCGGTGAGAATATCACTAGCCATATTTACAAGTGTTGTATTGGTGTTTATTGATACTATGTTGCGTGTCTTAGTTGAGGCACGCAATTTTAATTTGGCTACTAATAGAGAATTAACCATCAAGAATATGTTCCTTGCAATTATATGGAGAGGATGGGCGAGCGTTGAAGTTGATGGACATCAACGCAGATTTCTTGTAAGCGGAAAACTACGAGCAGATATGACTAAGAAATTAGTTAAATCTTATCCTTGGCTATTCCTCTTATCATTCATCCTATTAACGTTGCCGGATGTGGATATTCCTATGTTAGGTCGCATTGATGTGTTCTTGTCTACATTATTGTACTTAGTACCTATCATGGTTGAATTAGCATCTATTGTGGAGAATATGATTGAACTTGAATTTGTGGAAAGTGCATGGTTTCAACGTGCGATGAGTTTGGTTAAAGAGTTGATAGCGTTCGTTAAATCAATAAAGGATGCGATTAAATGAAAATTCATTATGAAGATACTATAACCTTAGTGGCACTAGCAACCGCACTAATCATGACTATTTATCTTGAACAGAAAGATTTGGCAAGCGTAATAGTTGGTGTGTTAGGTGGTTATATCGGTGCTACTGGTGGTGTTAAGCGTTCCCAATATATGAATGGGGGCAGCAATGACAAAGAAAAGGAGTAATTAGAATGGCTGAATTAGGACAGTTGAGTGCTGAATATGAAAGTAATGGTGATCCAGCGTGTGTATCTAGTGGCATCAATGATGCTGGCGGTATCTCTTATGGCACATATCAACTAGCAAGTAATTGTGGTAGTGTTGATGCATTTCTTGGATGGGGTTTAAAACAAGGTGGCTTTTACACCGATTATGCAAGAGCCTTGATTGATAGTGGAGAAATCAATTCTGATGGGTTCATTGCTAAGTGGCAAGAGTTAGGCACACTTGATGCGGTAGGCTTTGAGAAAATGCAACATGACTACATCAAGTCAGCATATTACGATGTAGCGTGTGAATATCTTAAACAAAATCTATTCAATGTAGAGAAACATTCTAATGCATTAAAAGATGTAGTGTGGAGTAGAGCGGTACAGTATGGTACTGGTGAAATCGTTAATATGTTCAATGATGCATTAAAGCTAATGGAAAAAGCATTGAATATTGAGTTGCCTAACTTATCCTATATCGATGATAAGCGTTTTGATTATGACCTTATCGCTGGCATCTATGATACGTGCATGAACCTTGAATGGAATAGTAGCGCATTAAGGGATAGCCTAAATAATCGATTTGCCGATGAGAAATTCAAAGCGTTAAAAATGCTAATGGAAGAGGTAGAGGGGGCATAGGTGAATGTTTTATCTACGTAAGGTACTAATTTATATCAAAACACACAAACGCACCGCACAGGTGCTAATTCCGATGCTAGTATTTATGTTAGTGTGTGTTGGGTGCTATCATCTGTATAAACAGAAACAGATTGAAAAGCCAGTTGTAATTACACAACAACAAGCTAAATCACCTGTAGAGTTATCAAAAGCAATTCATGTAACAGAACAACAAGCACAAGAAGTTATTTCCATTAAGGAAAGAACTCAACCAGTAGCGACTTATTACACACAAGCACCTACAGTTGAAGTTGCTGCAGAAAAGGTTAAACAGGATATTGCACATAGCAACCCTAATTTACCTAAAGCAGCAACAGAAAAATCTGATAGGACGGCGGTAGTTGCTAATACGGAAGAGCAAAAGGTAGATGTGTACAAAATTAAGTTAGATAAACCGCATAGCATATTAGCTGGTGTAACTGTAATGACTAATGGTGAAGTATACGAAACTGTAGGGTACGAAGATAAAAAGGTACAAGGGTTAGCACACTTTAAAGGTTCAGAATTTAAAGGTGCATCCGCATTAGTAAAAGTTGTGAGATGGTAGAGGTGATCCAAAATATCTCCGAGTTGCACGGCTTGCAACAATCAACTGTTAGTTGACAGTTAGGATATATTGATTAAAAGGAAAACATTATGGCACAAGTATTTACATTCGAGGGAAAAACACATCAATTCGCAGAAGATATTCAACCTAACCAAGAGGGGTTATATATGGCAACCTTGGTAGACCAAAACAACGTGCGTTGTGAAATGTGGTTTGTTAATGGCAAGTTGCACCGCTTAGTAGAATTAGATACATAAAACAAATTGAGGGTAGCGTAATTGCTACCCTCTTTTTTATTTGTCGTCAAAAATTCGTCAAAAAATGAATTTTAAATATTGTGTTTTGTGTAAGTGGTTTTAATAAACCATGATATAAAACTTTGGTTATTATAACGTATTTTGAAATTTGAAATAAATTAAAGCGATATAACCTTTTATGATCGACAAGAATGTAGATACACCACCAACTGTAGAAAATCTATATAAAGAAGGTTAT